GCCCCGTGAGGCTGTAGCTGCCGGCCGCCAGCGCCACCTTGCGGCCCAGGCGCAGCGCAGCAGCTTGGCCACTCAGCGCGTACAGCCCCTGCTCAGCCACGATGCGCCGCGCGGCCTGCAGCGCAGCCGATTGCCCGGTGAGCGCGTAGCTGCCCTGCCCCATGGCGATGGAATAGGCGCCGGGCGTGGTGTACAGCAGCGCCACGTCCTGGCCGGTGAGCGTGTACGCGCCCTGTGCCAGCGCCAGCAGCCTGGCCGCGCGCAGGGCCGCCGCCTGCCCGCTCAGCGTGTAGCTGCCGGCGGCGCAGGTCATGGAGTAGTCGGCATAGGCCGTGCTGCCGGTGAGCGTGTAGCTGCCCTGGGCGCAGGTCAGGTTGTGCCCTTCCAGCAGGTTGGCCGTGCTGCCGGTGAGGGTGTAGCTGCCCTGGGCCAGGGCCAGCTTGCGTCCGGCCTTGGTGCCTGCAGTTTGGCCGGTGACGGTGTAGCTGCCCTGCGCGCAGGTGAGCGTGTAGCCGCTGGGTGCTGCCGCCGCATGCACGAATACCGGGACGATGTAGTTGCCGACCGTGAAGTTGTGCGTCCAGTTCAGTGTGACGGATGCGGCGCCATCCTTGTAGACGGCGGCCTCGGTCGCCTGCCCGGTGGCGTTGGTGTTGGCCCCCAGCGTGGTCGGGCTAGTGGCCGTGATCGTGATGCCGGCTTCAGTGCTGACGAGCACCAGCGCCATGCTGTCGGCGTCCGACGTGTACGGCCCAGCCGCCTTGGTGCCGCTGCCAGAGGCCAGCGTCTGCTCGGTGCCGACGCTGTAGCGAGGCGATCCGGTGCAGCCGTGCCACACTTCGACAATGCACCCGGGCCTTTTGTCGCCGTTGCTCATCGTGAGCGTCACGGTGACGTTGCCGCTGCCGATGGCGCTGTCGCTGGTGATGACGAATGTGGACACGTCGCCGCCCACCCCGGGGCGCGTGCCGTCCTTCACGCGAGTTGCTGCGGCTCCGTTGACCGTCACGCCGCTCACTGTGGCGGTGCCGGTGTTGTTTTCGCCGCCGTGGATGATGATGACGGTGTTCGGATCGTTGCCGATGTCGACCGTGCCGCCTGCGCTGGAAGCAAAGCCGGCTGCCGGGAAGCTCGCGCCGCCATACCGAGTGGGCCGTGCCATTAGATGGCCTCCGTGGCGTAGAAATAAACGTCGTCGTTCGTCGCTGACACCAGATAGCAGCCCTTTAGGTACGTCGAATAGCCAAACCGGCCGAACAGCCCGTTAGCGTCCGAGACTGGAGGTGTCACCGAATTGGAGCCGTCCACTGTGAGCGAGCCGCGCGTCCATCCAGCGCTGGGGTCTTCCTCATCGCTTGGCGTAAGTGTGCTGATCTGCGTTGTGTTGCTGGCCTGCTGGTACAGCAGCAGCTTGCCCAACTCGGCCGACCACGCGAACCCCGTGCCGACGAAGTTGGCATTTGTCAGGCCGGAGGCAAAAGACCCGGACAGCGTAGGTGTGACCTTGGCATAGCTCCCCTGATCCAGCCGCACGATGACCAGCGTGCCGGCGCTCCACATTGCCAGCACGTCCATGCTGGGGATGTAGACCATCGCGCCGCCCGACGTGATCCACCCGTAGTCGTTGGAGCCGCGCCCCTGCGCGGTGCCAGCGTCCACGTCGATCTGGATCAGCCGCGACGACCCGTGCCCCACGCACCAGATGCTGCCCTGCGCGCCGCGCGTGGGGTCGTAGCAGGCCGCGCCGTCGTGCGCAGAGCCGGTCCCCTGGCCGGCGATGGCCGAGTAGTCGCAGAGCAGGTGGGCCTCGCCGCTGGAGTCCAGCCAGTGGGCCTCCTTCTTGCCGCCGCCGGTCGGTGCGGTGTAAAAGTGCCCGGTCCTGCGCGTGATGACAGGGCCGAGCCCAGGGACGAAGGTCTGGTTGTTGTAGCTGTGCACCGCGCGCAGGCGGCCGTCGAAGTAGACGCCTGAGGTCTCCAGCCCGTCGCGCGTGGTGCCGGGCTCGATGGGCGGGGTCCAGTCGCCGCCGTTGGCCGGGTCGCTGCCGGTGGGCGGACGCACCATCACCCAGGTCGGCGCCGCGTCGGCCAGGCGGATGCGGTACGGCTCGTTTCCACCGTAGTCGGTGTGGCCGCCACCCAGAGGCATCCACCACGTGCCGGTGGCTTCGTCCCACACGCCGCCGGTCCAGGCAAAGAGGCCCAGCGTCTGCCCGCGCGCGATGAAGTCGGCACCCGGCGGCGCGATGTCGGTCGCGCCCGCAGTGGGGTCGATGTCGGTCAGCTGGTTGGTGGCGGGAACGACGGCCCAGGTGTTCGCCGCCATCTCGCGCCGCCAGTACGGCAGCACGCTGTGCCCGATCCTCAACCCACGCCCCACGCGCCGCCCCGCTCAGGCCCGCGGCGGAATCTTGACCAGCGAGCGCGCCAGCTCGGCGATGCGGCGCTTGAGCTGCGACCAGTGCGGGCCCCAGACGGCCTCGATCTCGGCCGCCAGGCGCAGTTCTTCGGCCTGCGCCGCCTGCGTGGCGGCGATGGCCGCGTCCAGCTGCTGCTGCAGCGGCGCCGCGCGCTCGTAGGCCGCGTCGCGCGCATCGCACAGCGCGTGGTAGGTGGCGGCCATCTTGGCTCGCTCATCGCTGTCCTGGGACAGCAGTTGCTCGATCGTGTCGGTGGTCATGCTTGTCCTCTCGTGCGGACGGTGGGGTAGTACTGCAGCTCGTGCAGGCCGCGGGCGAACATGCGCACGCCGCTCTGCGAGACGGCGGGCTTGCCCTTGATGGGCACGCCCTCGCCGTCCAGCCAGGCCAGCGTGAGTTCGGCGCCGCACTGCGTGCGGATGCACAGCAGATGGCCGTTGGTGGTGACCTCGGCCACCACCTTGCCCCGCAGCCGGCTGGTGATGTCCATCAGGCCAGCTGCCAGAGGCCGTTGCTGGCGTCGAAGTCCAGCGTGAAGGTCTCGGTGTCGGCCAGCGTGATGCTGCTGCCGTAGTCGTACCAGCAGACCAGCGCGTCGGCCGGCGAGGTGGCGCTGTCGTTGTAGATGTCCACGTACCGCAGCGGGCCCACGCTGGCGCCGGTGGCCGTGAACACCTCGTCGGCGATGGTGACCTTGGCGGTGCCCGTGGTCTCGCTGAGCGTCACGGTGTCCAGCGCCAGGCCGCCGCCGGCGCCGGCGGTGTAGCCGCCGCCGGTGCTGATCTGCGTCAGGTCCGACAGGATGGTGTTGGTGGCCGTCGGCGCGGTGTTGCAGAAGACGGCCTTGAAGGTGTGGCTCGACCAGTTGTGCACACCCTTGCACAGCTGCTCGACGTAGTCCTGGTGCTTGTTGTAGCTGGCCATGGTGGCTTGGTCCTTTCAGAAAGCAGGGCGGCCGGCGCGTGCGCTGTGCACGGCCGGCCGCTGCGGGGCTCAGGTCAGGTTGCTTCAGGCCGGCGGGTTGGCGGTCGCGCCGACGGCCGGATGACCCAGGATCGCCACTGCCGAGATCAGCGCCGCCGAGGCGTTGTTCGCCGGCGTGATCGTCAGCTTCGTGTAGCGCTTCGACCCCTTGTAGCCCAGCTTCCGGCACTCGTTGTCGTCGTCGAACTGGAAGCCGGCCAGCGCCTCGGTTCCGATCAGATCGGCGTCGGCGACCGCGGTGTAGGTGCCGCCCGACGTGTCGCACTCCTCGAGGAGCACGGCGAACGTGGTGTCGGCGTCGGCCACGGAGCCGATCGAGATCACGTAGGTCAGCGAGTCGAAGCCCTTGCGGTCCACGACCTGGCCCACCTGGGCGGTGTTGTCGGCGACGCTGACCGGGCTGATGGCCCGCTTCACGTCGATGCTGTTCATCAGATCCTTCATGGGGACTCCTTCAGGTGTAGTTGCTTGACCGGCCGCGACGTGCGGCCGGCCGGTTCAGGTTGCGATCAGGCGATCAGGACGTGGCGCACTTCATCAGCTTCAGCGCCTCGAAGTTGGCGATGCCGCCACCCACGCGCCGGCGGCCGATGAACTTCACGTTCGGCACCGCGGTGTACGGGTCGCGCAGCACCGAAACACCGCGGCGGTCCACGATGTAGTAGGCGCGCTGGAAGTCGCCGAACGCGATCGGGTAGGTGTTGCTGCCCAGGTCCGGCATGAAGTCGTCGGTGACCACCGGGTGGCCCAGCAGCTGGCCAACGGCACCGTTCATCAGCATGGACGGCGCCCAGAGGTAGATGCCCTGGCCATCCTTGAACTTGCGGATCGTGCCGAGCGTGGCGTCGTTCATCGTCCAGACAGCGCCAGCGCGGTACTGACGACGCAGCCCGTGCTGCAGGTCGATCAGCGCGTCCGAGGGGTTGGACGAGGCGAAACCGCTGGCGCCACCGCTGGCAATGTAGCCGACGCTGCCCCAGGCGTAGCTCGCGTTGGCAACGACGCTGTAGCTGTGGATGCCGCGCGGGCCGTTCACGCCGTCGCCCGTGATGAAGTCCGTGCCCTCCATCTCGGCGAACTCGATGCCCATCTCTTCGAAGAGGTCGGCCTCGACGTCCTGCACCGAGTCCTCCAGGCTCTCGGTGGTGATGCGCTGCTCGCTGATGTAGGTGCCGGGCGTGAAGGTCAGCTCGGACCACTGCGGGCTGGTGCCGTTGCTGGGCGCGGTGTTCTCGCCGCCGCGCGACGCGCCGGCGAGGCCGCCGGTCTTCACCAGCTTCTTGTAGCTGGCCGCGCCGATCGGGATGACGCGCGCGACCTGGCGCATGGCGCTGTAGCGACGCAGCACCCGGTCGATGCCAGACTCGCGCTCCTCGCCGACCAGGTAGCCACCTTGAGGGTCGGTGCCGACGTTGATCGTCTTCACCTCGGCCTCGGACATGGCCTGCACGCCCTTGCGAACGTAGGCGCCCCACGCCTGCTTGTAGGACACGTACTGGTCCGCCGTGATGTCGGCCCAGCCGTTGCCCTTCAGCTGGCGCGCCTTGGCGTTGAACGACTTGACCTCCGCTTCCAGGTCTTCGGCCTTCTTGCCGTCGCCCATGTTCGGGCGGCCGGCCTTCAGGGCCAGTTCCTTCAGCGCGGCGCCGGTCTCGGTCAGCGACTCGTTCATCTTGGCCAGCTTGGCCTCGAGGTCGGCCACGGCCTCGCCCTTGGCCATCTTGGCCAGGCGCTCGTCGTTGGTCTGCTTGAACTGCTCCCAGGCGGTGCCCTGGGCTTCGACCAGCGACTTCAGCTCGGGGATGCCCACCGGCGCGTTTGCCAGCAGCACGCCGGCGGCCAGCATGTCGGGGGTGAGCGGAATGCCGCCCAGCGCGAACGCGGCGACGACGAAGAGGGTGAGCAGCGCGGCGACGATGGCCAGGCTGCGGCGCGAGACGTTCATGGGTGTCCTTTCGGAGTGGTTGGTGGTGGTCACTTGAGCGCGGCCGTCGTGCGCCGTAGCGCTTCGGCCAGTTCCGCCAGTTCGCCGGCGTCCGGCTCCGCCGCGTCTCGCAGGCGTAGCGCGGCCTTGAAGCCGTGGCTGATGGCGATCTGCGCTTCCTTTCGGCTGAGCCCCGCGTCTCGCATGAGCCAGGCCTCCAGGTCGCGCTCGTTGTCCAGCGACTTGACCGCGCTGATGCGGGCCTTGCCGTTGGCGGGAAAGGTGACAAGGCTGACCTCCAGGAGGTCGACCTTCTTGAGCGTGCGGCGCGGCTCCTCGGGCTTGCTGCGCTGCGCCCACTCCTTCGCGATGTAGCCGATGGAAAGGCCGCTGATGGCGGGCCGCGGATCCATCTTCAGCAGCGCGTAGGCCTCGCGGCCGCGCGCCGTGTCAGCCAGCTTGCCGGACACCTTCAGCCCGACGCCGTCTTCGGCGAGGCTGGTCCAGATGCCGATGGGCGTCATGTCTTCGGCACCCATGCCCCAGCCGCCATGCTGCAGCAGCATGGCCGGCCAGACTTGGGACTTGGCCGCGGCCGCCAGCGACTCGGCGAATGCGCCGGGCTGGATCACGTCGCCATAGCTGTCGACGTTGCCGAAAACGGCGCCGTAGCCCTCAAAGGTCATGTCGTTGGATTCCGACGGCGCGAGCTTGAGCTCGCGCAGACCGAAGCTCGCGCGTTCGATGGCCATACCAGGCCCTCCTTGGTTCAGGCTGCCGGCGGTGCCGGCGCCACGTTCGTCGCGACAGGCAGCCGCGCTGCGTCGCCGCCCATCGGGTTCATTTCCAGCAGCTCGCGGACCTCGTCCTGAGTCATCCAGGCCGGCGAGCCGCCGCTGCCCAGGGCCTTTGCGAAGTAGTCGCCCTGGTCCTTGATCGCGCCGCGCAGCAGGCCGGCTGGCACGAACTTGGCGTAGTAGCCGTCCTGCACCTGCTTCTTGCCCAGAAGGTGCGCGTCGATCGACTGCTCGATGCGCTGATACCAGGGCGACAGCGTGTGCACGACGTGCGCGATGAACTGCTGCTCGCTGCTGGCGTAGGTCTGCGACTTGTCGGCGTGGCCGACCATGATCGGCATGACGCCCATCGCGCGGCAGACCTCCTCGACCTGGAAGCGCCTGGTCTCAAGGTGCTGGGCGTCCACTCCGGTCATCGTCGAGGCCAGCCACTTGGCGGCGCGGTCGACGATCATCGGCAGGCCGGCGTTCTCTCCGGCGTAGTTCTTCATCAGGTGCGTGCGCAGCGCATCGTACTGGGCCGCGCTGAGGTTGCCGTCGACCGAGTAGGTGCCTGACGTGCGCAGCCCGTTCTTGTGCAGCGTCGACTGCGACTCCTCGGCGGAGATCGACAGGCCGATCGCATCGCGCGCCAGCACCAGCGGCTCCAGACCATCCCAGCCCGACCAGCCCAGGCCGCGCACGTGCCAGACCTCATCCTGCTCGTACACCTGCGCCGTGCCGTCGGCTAGCGTCACGTGGTAACGCAGCTTCCCATCGCGCAGCCGCTCGACGCGCACGCGCTGCGGCTCCAGCGGCAGCAGCTCCAGCAGTTCGCCGCGGAAGACGTTCTTGACCGCGATGTGTCGACCGCACAGCACCATGTGCAGCGCCATCGTCTCGCGGTACTCGTAGCTGGTCTGCCACTCGTTGGGCTGGTTGTGCAGCAGCCAGTACAGCGGATGCTCGCGCGCCGTGCGCTTATTGCCGGCCTCGTCCTGCATGATCTTCAGAGGCACCTGCGCGATGCCTCGCGCGATGACGCCGGCGCACGCCAGCACGGTGCTGACCTTCAGCGCCGTCTCCCAGGTCACGGCCTTGCCGGACTTGGACCGGCGGCTGGTGATCATGCGCTCGTAGACGTCGAGCGCGTCGATCATGTCGACCGTGGTGGCCTTGCGGCCCCACGACGGCATCAGGTCGCGCAGCTTCAAGCCGCGATCTCCCAGAACGAACGGCCGGCGGCCACCGGGTTCATCGCCATGACCTCGACGGCGCTGAACAGCGACATGAGCGGGTCGATCTTGGCACTCCCGCTGGCTTGCTTGGTGATCAGCACGGCATTCCCCTTCGGTTCGACCTTGGCGTTCCCGACGCACCAGTCCATCAGCGGCTGATCGGCGTGGCGCAGCGCATCGCTCGACAGGTACAGCTCGGTCGACTTGATCGCGGTCGTCAGCCGCCAGCCCTGAGACACGCCGACGATCTGTTCGTCGGGGTAGCCGGCCGCGTTCAGCGCGTCCAGCGTCTGCTTGATGCACGCCGCGTCAACGCCGATCGCGCGCTTCTTGCCGTCCTGCAGCGACCCCAGCAGGCCGGCCGCGTCGGCGCGCTGCACGATGGCCACGACCTGCTGGCAGGCGTCCTCGATCTTCGGAACGATCGTCAGGTCGCCCTGGTCCTGGAAGTCCAGCAGCCGCGGCGCGATCTCCTTGCGGCGCTCGAGCACGATCGGCAGCGCCCAGGCATGCGACCACGAGAGCAGGTCGCCGCCATCCTTCTCGCGGCCCAGCACGGTCAGGCCGTAGAGGGCATCGTTGCCGCCGCCGTCGATCGCCACCACCAGCACGCGGCAC